GAAACAAACTTTTAAGTTATTTGCCCAAGTACCTGGGGTCTTAGCAGCATAAAGGAAGTTAGTTGCTTCTGTATGATTATTGATGTAATCATCGTAATTATCAATTCTACTTGTGCCAGTCATTGTGGCAGAAGCTTCATCAGTACCAGCGTTTGAGTTTGCTAGAGTTGGACCTGCTGATCTACAAACTTTTAGAACTCCCCCGTATGAAAGGAATGAGGAAGCAGACATCCAATACTCAAATTGGGAGTCAGTTGATAGGGGCTTACCGAAAGTAGCAATTAATTCTTGCTCAGTAGTAATGTCTACAGGATCGTCAACAGGACCTATTGAAAATGGACCTGCAATCACGCCAATATTATCTAATACATTATCAGCTCTTCCTACTGTTAAGTCAACCTCCCTGACTAATACACCAGGAGATAATTGAGGAGTTGCCATGCTTTTTGTCTCCGAATTTCTCAGTTTATCGTGAAATTATTTATTAAAAAGGGTATTTACGGGGGGTCAAAAATGCATGAGCAATCAATGAACACCTATCTATAGTTCCACATATAGTCCATTCCACCACCTTTATCTCCATATTCATCAGTAAACCACCTATCACCATCATCATCAACAAAACTACTATCATCCATTCCATCAGTCATAAATCCAAATGGTGCCATATCTTGTTCTATCTGATTCTTTTGTTCTTCGTATAATCTTTTTCTTACGTCCTGATCTGTTAATTCTTTAAAGTAATCCTGTGCTACTAACCACGCATATATGACTAAACACATAGCAAGGTCATCATTACATCCTTCTTCTGCCTCAAATGAATTACTTTTCTGAATGAATGTTGTAAGTTCACTCATTATCTCATAATCATTAAATATGAGTTTATCTGATTCTATTAATGTTTTTAAGTTAAGAGCACCAACCTTCTTAACAGTCTTGGACATCTTAACTCCTAGTTGTGTCTTCTTACCAGAGAATCCTTGTCCTACAATTTGACCTGCTCTTCCTCTCATAGAGCACATTAATACATTTTCATACTCTAAATCATAATTTAAAATAGATGCTACCTGATCTCCTACATCATTTACTTCACATAAAATAAAAGCATTGTTATATTTTGTTGCTACCTGATGAATAACATTAGGGAATAACATTGGTTTTATTTCATTATTTCTATACTTAGCAACAACTCTATGAGGGAAAGTTGTAATATCAGTAACTACAAAAGCAGAGTAATCTTTTACTACTCCTCTCGCAACGTCTACTGTCATTACATAATCATGTTTTTCTTGTGGATCTTCATAAACATCTAGACCAGCACTTCGAGTCTTTGGATCTTCATATACTAAAGTTCTAAGTTTAGATGGTGCAATTAAAGTATCAACAGATCCTAAGAACTCACACTCAAACTCAACTTTAAATTGTTCAGCAGATGTGTTTGCTATTGTTTGCGATTTCCATTTATCATCTCTACCTGGTACTTCCGACCAATGAACATCAGTATGTACATATTCATTCTTACCTCTTTCCGCATCATGCCACATGCGGTAGAAGTGATTCATTCCGTGGGGGGTCGAGACGATAATGACTTTAGTACTTTTACCACTAGTAATAGTAGGATAAACAGAGGCAAAAAACGAATCAGCAATATGATTTGGAACGAATGCAAACTCATCCAAGAACAATATATTGAATGACATTCCTCGAACAGCACTGGCAGATGTCGAAGCAGCCAAGATTTTGGAACCATTTTCTAACTCCAATGAACCTCTATTCCATGACAAGACACCTTGTTGCATCCACTTAGGAACATTTTCATATGCCGTTTGTAAACGACCTAATAGTTCTCTAGCAGTTGCTGCCTTGTTTGCAAGAATACCAATATTTACACTATCATTAAAAAGTAAATAATGCAACAAGTATGATATAACAGTTGTAGATTTACCAGTCTGTCGTGGCATCTTACAAATGTTAAATCTATTCTGATGGAAATTATTAATTAAACCTTCTTGGAAATCATAAGGTTCGAAACCTTTTAGACCTTCATCTAGAGTAACAATCTTAACATGTTTTCTTGCAAAGTAAACTGGATTTGCTTTACATCGCAAAAACTCCATTATTTGATCTTGTGTAAACTCAATCTGAGTATTAGCTCTTTTTAGATTGGGATTACCAAGATAAATGTCATGATCAGCCATAATTACATCATTTCACCAAATAAGTGTCTCTTCTCTGAGTTATTTAACATAAATTTTTTATCATGATCTAGGGTTTTTCTTGTTAGGTCTAATATTCTTTGTAAATTCTCTGCTTTTTTCTTTAACTCTTCTATTTGTTTACTTTCATCCTCCTGCCTGGAGGAGTGGTTCTCCTGGGTCATGGTTAGAAACTTGGTAGTTCCAGAGTTTAGCACCAGGATACACTTTTCTCACTTGATCCTGTACTTCTCTGCGTGATGGGGTTTTGACATGGGGGAAGAACATTTGAAGCATGTAATTCTTTCCTCTCCAAGCCAAATAGACATGGATTATATTTCCTACTTTATTATACCCTGGAAGTCTTGTTGCTTCCTTTAATGGGTCTTCATAATAAATGTTTGATTTAGGAACCTTCATTGGTTCTGGTTTAATAAGATCAATGACAGTTGCGTATAGATTGCCATTGGCATCAAGAACCTCAACATCTTCTGAAAGAGTATTTAGAATTTGGTCACCAACATTTACATTATTTTCTGCAAACCATCCACGATTTACTTCTAATGCATAAAGTACTTCTGCATCAGAATAAACAGGAACTGGATTGAGTGGTTTTAATTCTTTAATACTTTCAATAATTCCACTTGCATTAATAAAAGCAATGTCAAGAGGAATCTGAGTGTGATTCATGTGAAAAGATTTTTCACTGCTTTCACTGAAAACAAAAAGCATTCCACAATCTTCATCCAGACTTTCTCTGAACATTAGACCCAATTTAAACTCAGTAGGAGTAACTGGGATTTCTAATTTAAGTGGAAGATTTAAGTATCCTTCTTTAAAAAGCATTAAATTTAGACTCTATCACACTTATATTTAGGAATTCCAACGTGTCACCGTCAATTCTATACTGTTATCATCCATCTCCCACTCCTCTTCTACTTGGAATCCCATTTCCTTTATTGTGTTATGTACAGTCATTCGAGCATACTGTTGAGTAACTTTCTCAACAAATCTTTTTGGTGGAATTGGATCTTTCCAAGTCTGAATATCAGCAACCAATTCATATTCACCATTACTATTCAAACGGAATCCAATATCATCACCTATAGAAATATCAACCTTTACTTTTTCATGTTGATGATCTATGGGATTTATTAATTCTTTATTCTCCTGAACATCATACTGTAAAAGTTCTAATGCTTCAATCAATTGTGGTTTGTGTTTGATTTTTGTTCTGATCGTGCTGAAGTGTGACATTTTCTTGTGATTGATAATATTCTGGTTTGGTTTCTACATAAGAGACTTCACCAAGTTTTTCTTCTATAGATTTGGTTATTTCTTGACATTCATTACCTATAGCACCGAAAACTTCTTCGGTAACTAATCCATCCTGTCTGATAGTAAACTTTAGTTTTTGTTGTTCCATAATGTAAGTAAAAACTTATTTATCATCCACCATTACCGCCGCCACCGCCGTTGCCGCCGCCACTGCCATTACCGCCACCATTGCCATTACCACCTCCGTTACCGTTACTGGACCCATTACCATTACCATTTCCATTTCCGTTACCATTGCCATTACCATTCTGATGAGGTCTGTATCCATGTCCCATCCAACGTCCACCATAACTAGATTTTCCTTTTATAGGAACACAGATCTTTAATTTCTTATCAAATCTCATTCCATCTGGACACTCTTCTTCTCCTGGTGCCCTAATTTCTTTAATAAATTGATTAAATGACTTCATTTTAAACCTTAGTTAAAGTTCTTACTATTTTAAATACAGTCGAATCAGAAGTAGTTGGGGTTGCCAATATTCTTACATTACCACCATTAATATCTGAACCAAATGTTGCTATTCCTATTGGTTGAGCAATAGTACCATATTCAGTCATATAAGTATTGGTTCCGTCATGAATAATATTTATAGTAGTCATGTTATAATTTGTACCTCGAACCACTTGTATTTGATAATTAGCAGACCTATAAGTAGAAGCACTAAATGTATCAATAGATGCGATAGAAGTAGAAGTCTTAGTTGCAGTTACACCAGCAATAACAGATTGACCAGTATCAACACTACCTGTTAAATCACCAGTAACATCTCCAGTAACATCTCCAGTTACATCACCAGTTACATCACCAGTTACATCACCAGTTAAATTACCCTTAAAGGTGGTTGCAGTAGCTACACCACTAAGATTGATTCCACCAGTTCCTGTAATATACTTGGAGTTAAAATCTAGATTACCACCCAATTGGGGAGTTGTATCTCCTACAATATGAGTTTGGATTCCTGTTAATGACCCATAAGGATAACTTGTAGCATCTTGTAAATCAAATGCAGGTGTAGAATCAGAAGCACCTAATGCTAGTTCTACTCCACCATAAGAAACAGTAGAATTAGATAACTTAGCATTCGCAATAGAACCTGCAAGTTGAGCATTGGTTATAGTGCCAGTTAGGGATGAGGTAGGATAGTTGGTAGCATCTGCTAAGTCAAATGCTGGAGTCGTATCCGATCCACCAAGACTTAGAGTGACACCTCCATAATTGACTGAAGAATGAGCAAGTTTAGCATTAGTAATAGAACCTGCTAATTTATCATTGGCAATAGAACCTGCCAACATTGCATTAGTAATACCAGATGCTTTTACTCTTAGAGCATCACTACTAACTTCTATAGAAGAATCATCAACAGCAACATTGAGTGT